ATCTATGTCTTGCTTAGCTTCAGCAGGTTTAGCAGCTGCAGGTTTTTCACGTACCGTAGGTTCCGCTACTTCTTCCGCTACAGGAGCAGGTGCAGGTGTAGCTGGTTTAGGTGCTTCAACCACAGGTGTATTTGCTTTCGATATGACCTGCGTATAGTTAGGGGCAGCAATGGCATAGCGTGAATCTTCCGTTTCGCTTTGACTGATAACCGTTTGATACTCAGCTTGGCTCAATGGACGCTCCGCAGAGAATACCAGTTTTGGTGTTGCGCTGTCCAAGTCAAATTGCGCTTTAGTTACAACAGCACGGATAGGTAACCCATGACCAGCCAGCTTTTTAGTGTATTGCTGTAACGGCATATGAGAGTCATCGCCTTTACCAAAGATAGATGTTGCAGCAACGGTTAGGTTGTATACATCACCGTCCAAATTGTTAGCCAAGGCAACTGCCAAACGTTGTGAATAGCGACAAGCTTTACTCTCACCCTGTCCTGAACCTTTGACGTTCATCGGACAGTCGTTACAGGTTTTACCCATCGGTGCTGGTACAATAGTATCAGGTTTTACACCATCATCTGACCAGCAGGCAGGTGGTACGGTTACGCCTTCTTGATATGTACCTTTGTAGTAGGTACGAGAAACGCTAGGTGATGCATCAACAACAACGATATTCAAATGACGGTCTGGGGATTTAGCCACCTCTTGGCCTGACACCATCATACGGAATACACCGCCACGGATTGAAATACGTTTACCACCTGAACTACCGGCAAGTTGTTTTGTTAGTGGATCGTCAATACCTTTCAAATAAGACAAGTCAACTTCGGTGTTGCTATTAAACAATGCTACTTCATTAGCCATTTTGATCTCCAGATTGATTTAAATACTCTTCAAATGCTTCACGGGTTACACGAATGCTCGTCCCTACCCGAAGGGTTTTTATTTTGCCAGAATTGCATAGGTCATATGCAGTCTGGCGCGATACTCTTAACATGTTCTGTATATCTTTCACCGTATAGATGACGGGGATGTCGTTCATTTTGCTTTCCTCACACTAATTGTATATTCACTGTCTTGGTTAAGGCCGGGTGGTAGCAGCTCGGGGTGTTCTGCAAGAAACTGTTTTATGTGCGTTTGGTGCAGGCGTTGCTCTAACAGGTCATAGGCTTCATGCTGTTTGATGAAGTCGTACATTGAGTGCCAATCGCTTGTCCAGTAACGTGTTTTAACTGAACGTATAACAGTACCAGAATCTGTCTTGATACTGTTTGCATCATCACGTTTACATACCTCTAACAACAGTTTAGAAACTGCGTCTTGTTGTTCCTTAATAGCTGCATCTTCTGTTTCATATTGTTTGGCGAGCTGTGCTCGCTTCTCACGCATTTTAATATAGATGCGTGTTAATTTTGCTACGTTTAATTCAGTTGCTTCACTCATAAAAGTCTCCAGTTCACTACCGCAACCCCGGTAGGTGGGTCATATATTATACTAAAATGTACTAATGTCAACTACTCAATAGCGATTTATACATACCTAATAGGTTTATTTGATTACTCTCCCGTGTTTGTAATGCAGTATACAAATGTTTTTCTACAGGACTACCCTGCAAATGCACCACGGTGCATGGGTTTTTCTGCCCTGCTCGATGCACACGGGCGTTAGCCTGTGCATATGTTTCATAGCTTGTAGTGGGTGACCACCACACAACGGTGTTAGCCGCATGTAGCGTTACACCGTGAGATGCAGATTGAGGCTGGATAACCAGCACCTGTTTTTTACCTGATGTTTGAAACTTGTCGAATATCTCTGTACGGTTTTTTAGTGTAACACCGCCATGAATCACATCGACGTCATAGTCTGACGCTACGAGTTTTTCCTGTAGCATAGCAATCGAATGTCTAAACGCGCAGAACACAAGGACACTATGTGAACTATCTTCAATCACATTGACCAGCTCGTTGTATCGTGTCTTACAGTCAAAGTCGATAACCTCTCCATTATCTGTATAACAACCGCCGGCAGAGATCTGCAAAAGCTTGTTCATGTTAACAGCGGCATTGACCGATGTGATCTCGTTACCTGCTACCTCAAACAACATCTCATGTTTAAGTGTGTTGTAGTATTTCTGTTGTTGCTTAGTCAGGGGTACATCACGCGTTTGGTACATGAGTTCTGGTAGATCCAGACACTCTTCCTTAGTAAACCGTATGGCCGGTTGCATTAGCTGGTGGATATAAGCGTTTGCTTCAGGGCGCGGTCTCCATGTGAACGTAGACACCTTCTGCATGACGCGATCTTTAAACATGTACTCTGTACGGTCTACCTTGTGCGGGTGCATCATTCTAACTAACCCATATGCATCTACAGGTGACTGGGCTGCAGGTGTACCTGTCATCAACCACAACCATGAGTCAGGTGTCAGTAGCTGGTTTATCGCTTTCCATCGGTTAGTGTTTTGGCGTTTTACGGCTGATGCTTCGTCAATAATCACCATGTCGAACTTACCCCTAAGTAGGTCGTTAAGCGCGATCTCGACACCGTCAAAGTTGATAATCACTATCTCAGCGTCAGACAGGATAACTTTCTTACGTTGTACCGCTGTGCCGTGCGCTATACCTACCCTACGGTGCATAACAGTCTTGAACAAATCATTTTGCCAAGCTGACTGCATGATAGATAGTGGGCAGATGATTAACACACGTTTTACTAGGTTCTTATTCATCAGATAGTCTAAAGCCCATGCAGACGATGAGGTCTTGCCTGTACCCATTTCTGATAACACATAGGCGCGTCTGTTTACAGACAGGAAGCTGGCCGTTGTCTTTTGGTGGTCAAACGGTGTGTATATGCCTGCCCATGTGTAGTCTTTCAGTATAGGCGAAGGTATTTTAGTGAAACCTAAATTATGTAGTACCCGTACTTCGTCTAACCCCCAATGGATTATTACTGTCGCAACACCACCATCCCAACGTAGCAATTTACTTTTGGGTATGATGGACGTAATACGTTCAGGGTATTTTGTACGCAGCTCTATAGCTTTATTGTCTATTATTCTCATATAAGTCCATTGCGTTAAACGCAAGAAAAAGGTCTAGCTAAATTAAATCGTCGTCATCGTTAAACCATTCATAGGTGTAAAACATAATCACACCCACGACAACCATAGTCACTAAAGACATAAATATATCTGTAACCATTACTCCCCCAAAATCTCGAATAGTTGGCATTTAGTTGGGTTGCTGTCAAAGTACCAAGCTCTGACTCTTTGTTGGTCTTTCTTACGTTGACCAGAAGCGACACGTAACGCAAACGCTTCCAGAAGATCTTGATGCTGGACTAAAAAGGCATCACTTAATCCAGCATCTCTTGCGTATTGTCGTATTGCTGCTGTTGGAAGCTGCATTATTTATTTACCTTTCTACTGCCGGGATTTTTGTTCTTAACAGTTTTCCCTTTAGTTTGAGAAAACGCTCTGTTTGTTTCAGGTGATACTAACCGCAAGTTACTTTTGGTATTCAAACCACCTTTAGATAACGGCTTGATATGGTCAATGTCTTTGCCCTTTCTATCTACACCCGCTTTATCCATTGCTCTACGTGCTTTTTGACGCTCCGCACGTAATTTACGAGCTTTTGGTTTTTGCATCTCTAAACGATGCTCGTGTTTGTAATCTCTATCTTTCGGATCTGCATATGGCATTATCGTCTCCCATTGAACTCGCAGTCTACGACAGGGCACCACCCTCTACATAAACCGTTCTGTGTTTTATTAAAAACCCCTGTCTCATACGCAACCGTTCTACGGTGCAGCACCTCATCGAGTTGCTCAAACACTTTAAACTTTTCCGTATTAGGGTATGAAGTTTTTATTATATCCCTACATACTACAAATAACAGCATACCTTTAACCCGCTGTATCTCTGGGAATAGTAGGAATACACAGGCCGCCATAAGTTGTAGCTGTAGTGGATCTGCATATTTGGACGATTTACCCGTTTTGTAGTCCACTACATAAGCTACTTGTTTCTCATGGTCTACAATTAGTAGGTCGGCTACACCTCTAAACCACGCTTCTTTGTCAAAGAAATCGCATGGCTCTAGCACACCGTTCTTTCG